TAACAACACCACTTAAGCCTATACTAATATCTGGTAGTAGTACGTCCCATGAGTATGAACGTTGAAAACGTGCATATTGTAATGGGAACGTCGTTGGTTGAGATATCCCGATACTAATACCAGCCATTTAGTTACTCCTTTTTAAGAAGCGTCTTCCACACTATCAAAACAGAATGTAACACTATACTTAATAGTTTCATCAGTCCCGTATTGCAATGTTGTTTTTCCCATATTACTGATCCAAGCACCCTTCATTTTCAACTTCATAAACGTTTCCCCACTTACTTTCTGTAGGGTAATATAAACGTCTGTTTTGTATAAAGGATCCCCAACACCAACACCAGCTACATTATCTACAATCTTCTGCTGCCAAGAAAAAATAGCATCGAACACTTTCTTATCTTCACCTTCAACGAAAGTACAATCCCAAGTGTTATCCCCGTAATTCAATTTACCTGCTACACGAACCCCTGCTGTAGCTTTATAAGGGATAGTTATAACACTATTGCCCCTAGAAGGGATTTCTGAAGATTGAGCCCTTATTTGATAGGTAACACTGTCTCCATCTCCCACCGGAATCGGAATCAGTACGTCCCAGAGGAACGTGCGGGCAGGATTCGAGAGATTATTCTTTAGATTATCAACACCCATATTAGCCATATTTTTTAATCTCCTTTTTATAAGTTTTACCGTGACACTCTCCTTAACTATAGGTTGATACCTTTTGCCAATAATTCATTGAACGAAACACCACTATTAGTAATAATTGTATTCAACTGAATAAACTCTGCAGATCTCGAAGGTTTCACAAACACATCAACATGTAATTCATTAGCATCAATTACTGCTGGAGTATTATTTGAAGTATCACATACAACTAAGTACCCCTTGTCTCCCAATTCTGTTTGAAAAGCTCCTTTAGCTGAATAAGTATCTAAGAAAGCTTCAATCATCGAAACAATCCTAAATCTTGTATTCTCACTATTGGGTTCAAACGTAAAACCATTAAGAGCAATTGCTAATGATTTTTCTAATACTAAGAGCAACCTTCGTACATTGATTCTATCTGTAGCAGAAGCTTTAGTTTGCTGTGTTTTCTGGCCCCAAATTACATTTCCTTGACCTGAAAACTTCTGAATCGGATTAACCCCTGCAGCATATAAAGTATCTCTTTCTCCTTGGGTATAAATAGGGGTAACTCCTAATACGTTCAACTGACCCCTATTAATACCAGCCGGAGCATAAAATATATCAGCATTATAATCATTGTAAGCCATCTGAGAAGCAATATACCCAGATGGAGGTAATTCGATTATTGAATCATTATAAGCATCATATGCCTTAACCCACCCAGAATATAAAGCACAATAGCTTGAATTAAAATTATGGGTACTATTTCTCCAAGCAACAGTATTAGCAGTAGTTCCGATATAAGCATAAGGAACATCAAAAATAGCAATACAATCCTTTCTGGCTTCCACTATTCTCTTCATTTCTGTTTGAGTAACAACTGGATCTGAAGCATACCCATTGGCATTAATTAGAATCCGAATATCTACTTCATCTGGATTTTCAAACCTACCCCAACCTGTTACATAATTGGCATCAGTAACAGCTGAACCATCATTTCCTTGAGCAAAGGTTAAGGCTGTGGCATTGGCTTTAGGTAACACATCATCAGCTTGAGTAACATCATCAGCAACCACAATATAATCACTGAAACCATTAATCATAGTTTCAAGATATTGTTGTCTTCCATAGCCATCTACTTGGGTCTTTCTGGATACAGTCCAAGTTTCTACTAATTGATTAACACTGTTATCATCTAACAGATATACTTTAATTTTAAACGTATAATCTGTGGCACTTACATCTGAAATGATAACACTCAAACGGTTGTTCCAAGCCCCAGGATTGGCGCCATAAATGTTGAACAGATTATCTTCACCAGAAACTTCAACGAAATCTGGAGAAGAAACACCTGCACTAATAGCAGCATTTACTGAAACGCTAGTTGAAACCTTAATCTTAACACCACCATAAAGGGCACCATTTTGGATACGATAACACCATAATTGATTACCATTTTCAAGGTAAGCTAGAGCCGAATAATGAAAATAATTACCGAGAACAGGCTCACCGTATTGGGCAATAAATTGCTGTTTACTTGTTACTAACCTAAGCTGAGTCGTATCTCCTTTGGCAGAATAACCTACTATACCTGCCGAAGTAGTCGAGAGACTAGGAATTAAATTTGAAATATCAGTTTCCTTTGTATATACACCAGGCGACACGTAAATACTCATTTTTCACTTCCTCCTATTAAAAAAATCTTCCAATTGATTTTAACTTTTGTTTTAAATCATCTCTAAGTTGAATGTCTACAATCAACTCTTCTGTTACTTCCTTACCATTAATACCCCAAAATGTTCTGAAAAACCTGATTCTATTTATTTTTACTTCTTCAATGTTCCATTTCCCATACAGATTGTTTAATTTTTGGTTGTCAATGTGGTCTACAAACTTACCAGTAGAGATTTCCTTATTTATCCCATCTTCAGGGTTTTTCCAAGTTATTTTAATTTTACCCCAAAGAGATATCCTTAACAACCAAGCTTCTACAGTACGTTCTTCTTCATAAGGCATAGCACAAGGTTCAGCTAAAAGAGAAGCAATTCTGTCTGATTCACTAGCAGATATCTTTGGAAGTTTTTTCCCGGAATATTTTTTAGAAAATTCTTTATATAAATCAGTATCAAAAATTCCCTCAGCTAATCTACTTATATCTTTTAATATACTCATACTGTAGCCTCGATTTCATATTCATTAAGAAGTGTATCTATATAATCTGGTGCTTGTCCTTCTCTCAAATAAAAATCTATTATAATCTTTAATATAGTGCGACTGGAAATTGTTGTTAATGACCAAGCTTCCAAGGTAAAATTAAATTTAGATACAAAATACTGCCCTTTTTCATATACATTATAATCAGAAACATCATCTATACTTCCTAAATGCATATACATATTCATTTCATATTGCCCATCGTAATAAATAACTAATTGGGGTCGATTATGTAACCATTGTAAATATGATTCAGTTGCCTTGGTAATTTTATCTAAATCTCTACTCCACAAAAAAACATCATAATTAATGTTTACAGGTACCCCTTTAACTGTTACTACCTGGGCTTTGGTTGTACTATCAACATAACTTAAACTTAAACCGTTTCTACCTATAACTGACTGTTGTCTTTCCCAATCCAATTCTATGCTATTACGCCATACACTAATGAATTCTACTGAATTTTCTCCTCTTTTTTCAGCTATTTTTCTCAAAGCCAATTCTTTAGGAGCAAATACTAACTCTTTGTTCTGGTCAGTAGTTAAACCCAAAGAAGGACCAAACTTAGTCCAAACGGCTGTCTTGATTGCTGTATCTATACTTTGTACGAAAGAAACTGTCATTTTCTATCCAAAAATTTGTGTTCTGTTATTAGAAGTAGGAGAAACTTCAGGCATATAATACTCTACCTTTACCCATTTAGCTATCCCAGTAATATCTGCTAATTCAACATTCTCCAAAATTCCTTTAGGTGGAAGATAAATTGAATTTCCCCCAGCTAAAATTACTGAAATAGCATTCTCTGATATATTAGTTAATTTTTTAACTTGGACACTCATTTTAAACTCACCTTTCTGATAGTAACCATATTTAACATAAATTTACGCCAGATTTCTTCTTTAAATTCTGGTTCTAATTTTATAAAATTATCTTTCATACATTCTTCAAAAAAATGTTCAGGTTCAATAGGCATAACAGAAGAAGCCATTTTGAATTCTAAAAATATCTTATTAGCAACCATTTGCATTAAAAGCTTACGAAACATATCCAATTCTGCTTTCATTTCTTTTTTAGTAGGGGCTTTTTTAACTTTAGCTTTTGCCTTAGTTTTCATTTTTGCTCCCTCCTTTCTATTATGTCTTACTTTTAACAACTGTACGCCTTGGAGCCATTTTAAACCAACGGAAAATTTCATTATTATATGTGTTGTTAATAATAACATTAACAATTTCAAACTCGTCTGTATCATAGGTCCCCGGAATATATTGTACTGGTACTTTAATATAACTCCCCAAGATTACCTCAGGTTTATTCTTAAACCTTCCTAATATTGAAAGATCATTTTCTGTAAATACCCCTAACTTTCTTAACCTTTCAATATTTTTTCCTGCCCATTCGATCCATACTTGTTGGTTTTGATACTCTATATAAGTAACATCATCAACAGTAGCATACATATCTTTAGATTCTATAGAAGTTAAATTAGTAGGAACATATAAAGTACAATCAATACCTACCAAACCTACAGTTAAATCATTGAAGGTTTTAACAGTATCTATGATTTTTTGGGGTATTAATTTACTCATTATTTTGTTAACCCACTTGTTATAGATATATTATGGTTAGTACTGATATGATCTATGATTTTAATAGTTACTGTAGATACTACAATTAATATACAGGTAACAGCTATAAACCATTTTGCGTGTTTAATATCTTTGGATATATCGCTGTTTCTTAATTTTTCATCTACATTAGTTGGTATTGTACTTAAAGTTGTTTTTAATTCAGTATGTGCTTCTGAGCAATGCTTATTACAATCTCTAACAGTTAAATTAATATTATCTACTATTTCCTTGGCCATCCCATTATATAAACGGGCATGAATATCATTCTGGGTATCTACCATAATAGCTAAATGATTCGCTATAGTAGTTAACTGCTCTACATTTTTAGCTTGAATTTCCAATAAAGCTCGAAATTCATCTTTAGTTAATTCACTCATCTTTTAATCCCCAACCCAGGTATATTAAACATATCCCTATCCGTAGGTACACATGCATAAAGTAATCTCGTGTTATCTTCCAAAGGCCTACTATAATGTGTACTATTAGCTGGAATTGAAGCACATTCTCCTTCTTTAACTATCCTAACATCCCTACCATCAATATTTAATAAAATACTACCATGTACTACTATTAAAAATTCTTTTGAATTTCTGTGAATATGGGGCTCACAGGGCCCAGCACTTACTTCATCAACATCTACAAAGCCAACCGAACAATCTTCTTCTTGATAAATTGGGTGGAGAACCCATTTATTATTGACTCCTCTCTTCTCTCTCAAGACTAAAGTCCCCCGCTCTAATAATTTATCAATTGTCAGTTGTTGGGATAATATCTTATTTAAACCTTTTTCTAGTTCTGTCATTTTGGGGCCTCTACCATAAAAACATGATTACCAATTATTTTGGTTACTTTCATTTTACTAATCCAAGATTTAGGGTCATCTTTTTTCTTATCATAGAGCCATTTAGCTACATAATGAGTGGCCCCACCAGTAATATCATCTAATTTACCAATTTGGCTTGCTAACTCATCTGCCTCTTTCTTTACTTTAGCATAATTTCTATTCATCAAAGCTTTATCATTATAAGCACTAAATTGATAGGGCTTAGTAACTACTTTTATTGGGTCTTTCTTTCTGTTTTGGATAACACAAGCAACCGCTTTCATTCCCATATACCCTTCACCAGCTGCTTCACCAGCTATAACTTTTGCCACGATATTCTGTTTTTCTTCTTGAGTAATTTTTACTGGAGTAGCTGCTTGAGCAATACTAGGAACTCCAAGTAAACTGGCAGCAAGTAAAGCCCCACCTGCAGCCTTACGCCAATTTAATTCGTCCAAGTTATTTTGAGTTTCTATTAGTTGCTCAAGCAGCTTTTTCATTTTTACTTTTTTACCTTCGTGAGCTTATCAGTTTTAGTATCTGCTTTAACACCTGGTACTTTAGATTTCTTTTTAGCTTCTTCTACTTCCTCTTCAGCAACAGGCTCTTCAACTACTTCCTCTTCAGCCGGAGCTTCTTCAGCAGCAGGCGCTTCTTCTGCAGGCATTTCTTCAGCCGGGGGCGGAACTAAACCAGCTTCCATCTCAGCTAAAGCAGCATAATAATCAGCTTCAGGAAATTCTTTGATATGAGCAGCTGTAAGCTTAGCAACATTTTCAATATTACCGAAAATCTCGAAAAACTTGATTTCATTCTTAAGACCAGCTTCTAGCTTAGCAGAATCAATACCCTCTAATTCAGGCATCTTTTCAATAAGTTCAGCTACCAGTTCAGGGGTGATTTCAGGAGCTTCGACTTTTTCCGCTTCAGCCACTTTCTGAGTCTCTTCAGAATACTTAAGCTGACTCATTGCCTTAATATCGTTTTCATTTACTTTACGTGTTTCCCTTAACATTTCTCTGAATGACATTTTGTGTTTTCTCCTTAATTATTATTTCTTTTTAAGTTTTGCTTTATTTTTCTTGCCGATCTTTTTACCATCAACTTCATCTTTAAATTTCTTTTGTTTTTCAGTTAATTTTTCTAGTGTTCCAAGGTGAGCTGAAAGAGCAATCTTCTCCTCCATTTCCCCTGCTTCTTCTTCACTCCATTCCTCTTCACCCTCATAAAAATCTGGCTCTTCTTCAGCAACCTCAACTCCAGTTTCAACCCTATCAATAGGTTGGACTTCAGGATTTACTTTAGTTGCTTGAATACCATCTGGTGTAGAAGTAACATTAATTTCTTCTCCATCTGCTTTTACTGTTACGTCGATATCTTCTTTGACTACTCTCTTATTCATTTGGTCTTGGAATTGTTGAGCTTCTGTTTCTGAAACAAAAGATTTAATATAAGTTTGAGGAATTCCTTTCTCATTTTTGCCTACCCAACCAACAATAAATTTACCATCCTCAGATTTAATAATATTACTAGCTACTGTAAGAGGAGGGGTTAAGCTTTCCTTAACCATAACAATAAACTGGTTCTTACCATCTGGGGTTTTATCAGCAACAATACGGCTACCAGGATATTTTAAAGAGATATCTTTAGCTACTTTTTCATCAGAGACCGTAGTGAGTACTTTTTCTTCGCTCAATTTCTCAATATCCCCTGTAGGATCTTTGATTTGGGAAGGATCATCTGGTAATTTGTTTTCAGGAATATCCTTATATTGATCTATAGCATCAAAAACTACTTTAGGAACTTCCTTACCTACTAATTTACCAATTTCTTGAGCGACTCTTTTTTTATCCTCACTTTTCATTTTCCAACGAGGAATAGCATTCAGTAAATCTTCAAACTTTAAACTCCCCATCTTAATTTGTTTTGAAAATTCTGCAATGGCTTGGTCTGGGTTTAACCCCTCTCCGTTAATTTTCTGTTCCTTAACCTTCTCAACACCAGTTACTTCGGGGGTAATTTTCTTTTCTTCCTTGACTTTAGGCTCACCCTTCAACGGGTCTTCACCATCTTTATTCTGAGTAAGTTTATCAACAGGAGTTTCTTTAGCTGCTTCTTTCTGTAAGTCAGTTAATTCTGGCTCTTCTGTCTTGCCAGCTCCGGCTGTTTCAATATCCTTATTAACAGCAGCATCAGCTTCTTTTTCAGCCGATTTCTGAGTTACTTTCTTTTCCTTTTCAGCTAACAATTGAACATCCCCATTAGGGTCTTCAATTTTAGAAGGGTCTTTGGGAAGTTTGCCTTCATCAAGCTTATAAGACTTGATTTTAGATTCACACATCTTCTCTACTGTAACACCTTCACGGATAAACTTGTACAAATTGTGTACTAAACTTTCATTATTCATTTTATAATTTCTCCTATTAATTATTTATTTTATAATTACTTTTCTCATTTGGCTAATCTATTGTTTTAATTATTAACCAATCCTGCCAACTTGTTTATTAAAGTTTCCCCTAGACCTAATTTTATTTTATCTTAAATTAATAACATGATCATTAATATCGTAGGCACCGGCAACATTTGCCTTTGCTACTGAACAATTAATGGTCATAAGATTATTACTGTTTGTGAAATCACTTAAATCAGTAGTAACAAAACCACCTGCACTACTAAGGCCATTACTATAATTAATGGTTGGGTAAACTGGGACATTCCAACGTTCAATGTAA